CACCAACAAACCAAAACTTCAATACATTATTTACAGAAAAAGAAGTAATTGAAATGTACAAACAGATGTACAGACAAACTGGTCTTAGGTTTGCTTATTGGTACAGAAAAAACTTTAAGCTATTTGTAAATAAAATGTCAGAGTTTGAATTTGAAAGATTACTAGATAGAATAGAAAGAGGACAACAATTAACTGCACAAGAAAGAAGAAACCTAGAATCAACCATCATTGAAGGTCTTGATAGATACGCAACACAAAGAAGTAATTACTTAGCTACTGCAAAGGAAGTAACCTCTGTGAATGGTGTAGCACTACAAACACTAAAAAAGGTTATTACGGATTTGACTAAAAATGAAGAGTTTATGGCAATGGGTTTAGAAGAAAGAGTTAGAGAAATAAGTAAGAGATTAAGATTTAAAGCTAGGTGGATGGCTAGAAGAATAGTGCAAACAGAGACAACTGCTTCTGCTAATTTTGGTATTCAACTATCTGCACAAGATATTTATGGTGAAGACAACCTAGTAAAAGAATGGATTTCAGGAGGTAGAAATGTAAGAGACACACACAGATCAGCAGATATACAATATGGTAATACTCCTATTGCATCTAATGAACCTTATCAGGTAGGTGGTTCATTATTGATGTTTCCTTCTGACACATCACTAGGTGCATCTGCTAAAGAAGTTGTGAACTGTAAATGTTTATCTGTACCCTTTGTACAAGTAGATTAAAACATTAGAAAAAAAATTGTATTATTTTTGAAAATAAATTTAAGATTATGAGTAAAGTATTATTTAAACAAGGTGAAATAAGTGATATAGATGAAAAGTTAGGAATCGTAAAAGGATACGGTTCTGTCTTTGGTAACGAAGATTCAGATAAAGATATTATAGAAAAAGGTGCTTATTCAAGAACCATAAAGAACAATGGTTCTCGTGTAAAGTATTTATATCAGCACGATATTACAAAACCTATCGGTAAGATGAGAGAGTTAGAAGAAGACAGTTATGGTTTAAAATTTGTAGCAGAAGTGCCTAAAACCACATTTGGTGAAGAAGTTTTAGAACTTATGAAATACAAAGTCATTGATGAGAACTCAGTTGGTATAATGCCAGTAAAAAAAGATTATAATGAAGATGGTGTCAGAGTAATCAAAGAAGCAAAGCTATTTGAAATATCAGCAGTAACTCTTGCATCAAATGAAGAAGCAAAAATATTAGAGGTAAAAGGCGAATCTGAAAAGATCGACTATTACACAAAGAGATTTGATAACTTAATCAAGTTAATCCGTAAGGGAAACATTACAGATGAGCTTGGTTATTTAGTCGAATATGAATTAGAAGTTTTAAAATCTTTGATTGCTCGTGATAATACACACCAATCAGACAAGGAACTATCTCGTGGTAATGCACACATAGAAACTAAGAAAGATAATATTACTTCAGATTCAATCTTTAATTATATGTTTAACAATTTAAATTCAAAATAATGGATGAGAATATAAAAAAACAGTTAGACGATGTTTGTAATATTATTGATGAGAAACTGGAGAAATCTGCTAAGTCAATCAAAGATAATGTTAATAGCGAAGTCGATACTGTTATAAAAGGCGAGGTTAAGAACCTTGTTGAAAAGCACTCAGAGATCGTTGATAGATTAGACAAGATCGAAGTTGAAAACAAGAAAGACAACTTCGAAAAAGTTTATACTAACAGAAGAGATATGATTGCTGATAGTTTGAATAAAAGTGAATCATTCAAAGCTATGAAAGAAGGTAGCAGATCAAATGCTAACTTTGAGTTAAAAGCTGATGTACTCATTTCTTCAGACTTTACTGGTGCTAGTTCATCAAGAGATGCAACTGGTGTCGAGAGAGTAACTGGTATTAAGTTCAATCCGTCAAATGTGACGAATATGATGAACGTAATACCAACTGCTTCTACATCTTCTAATGTAATTAGATTTGTAAAAGAGAACAGTTATACGGACAACGCAGGTGCAACTGCTGAAGGATCAGCACCATCTGATTCAGAAATGGCTTTAGTAGCAACTGATGCTATCGTACAAAAGATGGCTTCAGTAATGACTATTTCGCAAGAGATGTTAGATGATACTCCTGCTTTAGCAGGTTATCTAAACACTAGATTAGTAGGAAAACTTAACACAGTTATTGATGACCAACTAATTGGTGGTTCAGGAAGTTCACCAAACCTATTAGGTTTATTAAATGGTGGTACTGCTTTTGATACTTCTGCTTCAGGTGCTTTTTATCAAGCGATTGATAATGCACAATCTCTTGATGTAATTTATGTCGCATTAAACCAGTTAAGTTTGGCTAATTATTCTGCTAATGCTATAATTCTTTCACCTACTGATTTCCATTCGATCGTATTGCTCAAAGACACCACAAATGAGTATCTAAGAGGTAATTCTATCGTAAGTGCAGACGGATTCCTAAGAATCAATGGTGTTCCAGTTATTATGAACAACAAAATGTCAGCAGGTAACTTCATTGTTGGAGACTTCTCACAAGGTAGTCAAGTATTCCAAAGAGAAGGTGTTAATGTTGCGTTTGGATATGAGGATTCAGATAATTTCTCGAAGTATCTCGTATCTGTTAGAGCTATCGCAAGACTTGCTCACGCAGTATATTTACCTGATGCTTTTGTTAGAGGTGCTTTCAGTTCAGCTAAAACTGCAATCGAAACTCCGTAATCAAGAGTAATTGGTTATTAAGAAAGGGCAACTAAATTAGTTGCTCTTTTTTTTTATCTTTGTTTAAATCAAAATTTATAATTATGAAAATAAAATGTAAAACCGAAATAACAAGAGAAGGTGTAGAATATCAAAAAGGTGATGTGTTAGATATACCTGAATCAAATGTTTCTAAGTGGATTGAAAAAGGATGGGGTGAAAAGATAGATACTAAAGAAGAAAAATCTACTAAAGAAACAAAAGAGTTAAAAGTTAAAAGGGAAACAAAATAATGATTAGTGTACAAATTGATTCAACTACTGGGAGTGAAATAGTTGCAAACTCTGAACTCAAAGATTATGCAAGGATAGAAACATCTGATGATGACACTATCGTTGCAGAAATGATTAAGTCTGCAAGAGAGAAATGTGAAGCATATATGAATAGAGATATTGTAGCTAAAACAAGAACATTGTTTGTAAGTGATGTGAATAGGTCAGGAGAATATGGTGATTTGTATAGAAAAAATATTAAAATAGTTTTGCCATTTGCACCAATATCATCTGTAACATCTGTGCAACAACAAGATAGTAGTGGTACATTATCAAGTATAGGACATAATGTTTACGGATTTGAAGATAAATATATTGAGATACCTTCTGATTATATGCGTAATATAAAGATCGTATATACAACAAGTGGTCTTTCATTTGATGATATTAAAATGGCAATAAAGCAACTAGCAACAACGTACTACGATAATAGAGCAGAATATGTTAAAGGTACTATTGTTGCAGAGTTACCGACAAACATAAAAAGTATATTATCTAAATATATTTACTTTAATGAATTATGATCAAAGCAGGGGATTTACGATATAGACTAACGGTAAAAAGGAACACTAATTCTGCTGATGGATTCGGTGGTTTCACCTCTTCACAATCAACGATAGGAACTTTTTGGTGTGATCGTGAATTCTTAAATGGTAGAATGATATTTAGAGATGGCAAACGAATACTTCAAACTGGTATTGAATTAACCCTTAGAAAAAATACTGCTACAACGAACATACAAAGAGGTGATATACTATTCTTAACAAATGATTCAAATAAATATAGGATCAATGAAATGTTTGAAGAAGATTTATACACATTTAAAATACTAGCAGATAAGCAACAATAATGGCAAAGAAAAACGCAAAGATGTCAGCAGAAAGTAAAAGGCGTTTCAATCGTAAGTTGAAAGCGTTAGCAAAGTTTGTAAAACCAAACAAAGGTTTTTCTAAACTTCTTGCAGGTATGGGAACAGATATAATAAGAAGATCATCAAGAAGAGTACCAGTCGATACTGGTACATTAAAACAATCCGTGTTCCTAGAAGGTAAACCGTTTAGTGTTGTTGTAGGATATAATGCAAACTATTCTAGGTTTGTAGAAGAAGGCACATCTAAAATGAAAGGGAAACCATTTTTCGAGCCATCTATACGAGAAGCAATAAAAAGATTTAAAGATAACTGGTCAGTACAAATACAAAAAGAATATAGAAAATGAAAGATGCAAGTCACTTCATACGAAAACAAGTTTTTGATGCACTTAATGGCAATATAACACTTAACTCTGCAAATGTACCAGTACATAATGTTGTGCCTTCATCAGCGACCACGCCATATATCTTAATAACATCTGTATCAAATTCTATAGCAGAAGATATTAAAGACACTTATCTAAATGAAATAATTACTGATGTAGAGATTGTTACTGCATTTGATACTAATACTGGAGGACAGTTAGATGCAAACTTAGCTATGAATCAGATCACACAAATACTTGTTGATAGGACATCGTTCTTTGATATGGCTTCTAACAACTTTAAATGTATTTCTGCACAAAGTAATGGTGTCGCTTATATAACGGTTGATACGGACACCGAAACGATTTATAGAGGTATTTTAACACTATCAAACCTTGTTGAAGAATTATGAGATTAGAATTGTATAGATTTAGTTCACAGAATGAAAGTACACTTGGAATTTTATATTTAGTAAATGATGGAACAAACCAAAAAGATTTTCTATGCTTTACTCTCGAAGATGAAAAAAGGGAGGTCAAGGTTTATGGAAAAACTCGCATACCTGAAGGCACTTATAAGATTAAATACAGAACGGAAGGAGGTTATTTCGCTAAATATAAAAAGCGTTTTCCAAATCTTCACAATGATACAAGAGGTGTCTTACAGCTTATTGATGTTCCTAATTTTGAGTACATTCTTATTCATTGTGGTAATACTGATGATGATACAGATGGCTGTATTCTTCTTGGAAATGTTGTATCAGAAAATATTACGAAAGATGGGTTTTTAGGACAATCCACTAATTGTTACAAAAGAATTTATCCAAAACTAGCAGATATTTTAGATACGCAAAAACATCTATCAATTAAAATAATTAATTTTGAAGAAATCTAAATCAAAAAAAAATATTATGCCTAAAGAAATACTAGACAAAAAGGTTGCAATAGATCTAGACTCGGATGGAAAATCTGACTTTAAACTAGATATTAAAAGCATTTTGATTGTAGGTGGTTTTATAGTTAGTGGCACAATGGGTTATAGTAATCTTAAAAACGAGATTGAAGTTGCAAAAACACTTCCTGAATATAAAATAGAACAAGATGATACTAAAGTTATCAATCAGAAAATAGATTATTTGATTAAAGAATTAGAAAAATACGAAGAACAAACTAATA